CTAGACCAGAGGATCGAGGGGCAAGGCCTTCTGATCCCCTGTGAGCTGTGTCAGCTCCAACTCGTAACTAGCCGCCTTTTTCTCAAATTCAGAAAATAATTGCAGCAGTTCCTTACGCCGTATCTTTAGCACCTCCAGCTCATCATTAGCGTGTCTTCCTCGCGCCCTATTGATAGCAATGTAATTCCTATTAAGCTCATGACGAATACTGCGCATTCTCGCACTTATATGCTTAATGTTACGTGCCAGGTGGCGAGCCTCATTAAATCTAAATATATCTTCTGGCTCCTCCAGAGCCGACTCTTCCTCTTCATGCTCTTCAATCGCCGACTCCAAGGCTGCGTCCTGAATTTCTTGGATCACCGTTGAAGAGGTACGCTGATTAAGATAATCATTAGCCAAACTTAAAAATTTGCTATGACTATACATATAGAAATTAGCGCCAACGCTAATTCTGAACTCATCCATTAACTCAGGTCTTGGCCCCAACGTCTTGGCACCCGAGGTGCGCAGCCACCAATCGTCCTTTTGGTCTCCGGTCACCAGAATAACCGGTAGCTTTCTTTCACTCGCATAATCAATAATCTGCTTCCAGAGGATCAGATCCCCAAACCGCGCCCGCACATGAGCAAAAATTGGCGAACCTTTGTGTTTGTTTGCATCTTCAAATCCAGGAGGAATATGATTTGCGTATCTAGACTCCCCTTCCTTAATGATTTCATCAAGCCTCTTTTTATCATATTCCCCACCCACCTTCCCCTCGAGCAATTCAGCGAGAGCGTCCCTGACGCTGTCGCTCACCACCATTTCATCATAAGCGGCAGCTTTCGCTTGAAGTTCCTCAATGACACTGTTGGACACCTGAAGAAAACGTGAATGCAAGTCCTTACTGAGGAAGGGATGTTTAGTAATTGATTCAAATTCCCCCAAAAAAGAGACGAGTGTCGTTTTTGCATCCGAGTACATGGCTGCTTGCTGGTGAGCTACAGCAGGTCGATTTTGGAGGAACTCGTAAATGACCTGGTGAGGAATCCAAACCCGATCCCCCAGCGATTTTATAATCGCGAGGAGTGCCGATCGAGCCTCATCAGACCGCTTGTACAAGCTCGTAAGAACGTTCGTGTCAAAAACGAAAATACATTCGTCCCACAGCGCCTTACGATCGGCATCGCTCTTGGGAAAGTGACTAGGGAAAAGGGATTTCAAGGGAAGCTTCCTTACATGATCTAGGCGCCTATCCTGCCATTTGCCCGCCACGACGGGAAGAGGCGTAATCATGTTAAGCTAGCGTGACCACTGGAGAGCTGTTATAGGCCTGGCTAGCAAGCAAGCACCAGAGAAGCCCCGTCATTGCTTCCGACCAAGCGGAAAGCTCCTAAGCCATTGATGATGATCGTATTTTTCTAAATTCAGCATCAAACCAAGGCATGCCCACAGCTCCGTACCACCTCCTCTATCAGCCCAACTACTCCGGCCGTACCTATTGCTCAGAGCAAAGCAAGGCAGCTATCCTCACAGCCAGACGATTTCTATGACAAGAAGCAATATAATGAATGGACTCAAAATTTCTTTGCTAGCCTTTTTAGTAACAGTAATTTTTGCTGTTGCACCATATTTCATAACAATGCTCACAAGCGGACAAACAAACATCAGCTCAAACAGCCAAGACTGGGGCGCGCTTGGTTCATACATTGGCGGAATGATAAGCCCTGCCGCGTCGCTTCTAGCAGGATATTTGGTATATAAAAGCTTTACCTCAAACGCATACCAACAAAAGCTTATCTTGGTCCGAGAATCTCTCGGCAGGCTAGACACAGAAATAGAGAGGAAACTCAATACACCATTTAATAATGATTCGCTCGGGCGCGAACATTATGGCAAACCACTAAGAGAGATAATAGTTCTTCTCTCGAACAATGCCGCAGAGCCCTCGGAGAAAAACACCGAAATGGTACTTGCCCTGCTCCACAACGCCGCAATTACCATCAGTTCCGTACGATACTATATCGACCTTTTGAATAAATTACCGACTGAAGAAAACGACAGTCAATGGCTGGGTGAACTCGAACGGGCCTACTGGATTGAAAAGTACTCTGCTGTGCTTTCGCGCATGATAAGAATAGTCGGCCACCAGACATTCGAGACCAGGATTGGCGACAACCATTTTGAAAGCTTCAAGAAGATATTCCCCATGGGCCGCCAGTGACTGTCACCTAAGACCCCAAACACGGAATTCCCCCTCGAACAACTTGGAGTGCCAATTCCGCGAGCTTGGCTCGATATTTTCAGTCAGAGATTTCGCGCAGATAGGCTTGGCAGGCCTGCAGTGCGATCAGTCCTCGGTCACCTTCGTCGGTGATGGCGACAATTCGTTGAGCATGCGCTCGGTCAAGTTGGGCGCGTACGGCGCCATGAACCACGCTTCCGGTGCCGGTGGCTTCTCGCACCCCACTGTCACAACCCGAGGCGGCGAAGGATCCGGCGTCGACAAGGACTGACAGCCGCAGATCAGAGGTAGCAAGCCGGTCACGCAGGCGAGCTTGAGTTTTTTGAGCATCTTCCATCTCCTTCCAGTGCGTTTGTGCCTGGGCCTGCAGGCGCGATTCCAGGGCGCGCCGCGCCTCCAGTTCTTCAGCCAGCTGATCGAGCGCTGCTGCTGCAGCCTTCTCCCGCTCCAGACCGTGCGCGCGATCCTTCTCCGCCAACTGCTTGCCGAAGTCATCGGCCTGATCAGCGAGCTGCGCCTTATAGGCGTTGGCCTGCCACACCCAGGCTGCCCGGGCGCCGCCAGCGCTGGCGGCCAGCAGCAGCGCCACGGCGACCAGGCGGGTGGCCCAAGCGCTCACTGCAGCACCTCGAGCGCTCGCTTGTAGAGGGCCTTGCGATCCTCCAGACCGTTGCTACCACCATTGATACGTTTGGTGATCGCCAGGATGTCGCCCTTGTCGGCCAAGCTGTTCAGGCCCTCCTTCTGCCAGAACCAGCCGGCGGACATCGATGCGTAGACCGGATGCTCGAGCAGCTCTGGGGTATTGAGCAGGCGACCGTCACCGAACAGAGCCTCGCTGCAGGCCTCGTAATTGAAGCGGCCCGTCACCTGGATAAGCCCACGACCACGATAGAGCTGACCATCGCCATCTGCTTCGGGCGTGTTGCCCAGGCGCTCAGCCAGCCGGCCGGTGTCGTACTTCGACAGGTACTTGTCATTGCCAAGCTCACGCACGTACTGCAACTGACCCGACTCATGCCCGATCTGGGCGAGAAACGCGGCCATACGCAGGCGCGTGATGATGGCGAACTTCCCCATAGTAGCGTTGAGTCCGGGAACATAAACGCCGGCTTTGCGGCCGGCGTTGGGGAGGATCTGTTGCAGCTGTTGAACTGAGATAGCCATTGGTTTCTCCAGTGATGGCCGTGTACGGCCGTGGGGTTACAGCTGCTCAACCTTGAGCGGCTTGGTGTCTTTCTTTTTCTTGCCCGAGGCCTTGGCCTTGCCCTTCTTGCCGCCGTTGCACTCGACGGTCGTAGTCCAGCCGGACTGGGTAAATACCTGCTCGACCCCGTCCACCAGGTACTCGCCATCGAGCCCCGGCTTGAAGCCTTGGGCGTTGATCGAGCGTTCGGCAAACAGGTCGGTGCGGCCGGGCATTTCCAGCCGCACGCCGGCGGTGCTGCGATTGAACGCAGCCAGGCGCGCCTTGGCGGCCTGCTGGGCAGAGGTTTTGTTGGGGTAGACATGACGGTCGGTGTGCACCGGCGGCAGGCCGTCCGGCGACTCGTCGTTGGCCAGCTCGACCACCTGCAACTTGCCCGTCTTCGGGTCCTGGTGCTGGGTCTTCACCGCCTTCTGCGAGTTGCGATCACCGAGGCGGAACTGGTAGCGGGAAACGTACGTCTTATTGATGGTGACGACCGCCAGCGCCTTGCCAGTGGTGCTTTGCCCGCCTTGGCGCGGCATCACCAGCAGCTTGCTTTCGGCCACCTTGGCGGTGCAGTCGTACTGCTTGGCCAGGCGGGTGACAAAGTTGTAATCCGACTCATTGCGCTGGTCGACGCGCTCGACCTTGGTGTCGACCGGGCAAGACACCTCCCAGCCGTTGCGCTTGGCGATTTCGCCAACGATCTGCGACAGCGGCACGTTCTCCCAGCTGCCGCTACGCACGGTCTTGCCGCTGCCGCGCATGTCGCTGGCCTTGCCGCGAATGACGATGGTGTCGGGCGGCCCGCTCAATTCCACCTCGTCGACGGTGTATGCGCCCAAGCGGGTCAGCCCTTGGCCCTCGTAGCCCATCATGACCACGACGTTGCTACCGCGTGCCGGCAGCGCAACAGCCTGGTCGCGGTCGTCAATGCGCAGCTCGAACTCGTCCGACTCCATGCCGGGCTTGTCCGATGTGCGTAGCAGCAACAGCCGGTCATTGATCAGCGCGGTAATGTCGCTGCCATCCGCGACGATTTGATACGTGGGTTTCATGCAGGGCTCCAGAAATGCAAAACCCCGCACTTGGCGGGGTTCGTTACGCGTAACGCGGGTTAGCCGAACAGCTGCAGCAGCTCGACTGCAGGCGCCGGAAGATCCGGCAGCAGGATCAGCAGGCCGGCGCGGTATGGCTGCGCCTGCCTGGCCAGATCCGGGTTAGCATCGAGCACGGCCTCGACCGTGCCGTTGAGATGCCCGTAATGGTGCTGACAGATCACATCGAGCAGATCACCGTCAGACGTTCTGCAGGTCGTTGCCATAGCTCACAAACTCCAGGGTAAAGCCTTGTTTTCGAGGGATGCCGCCCGGCAACAGGTGACTTTGTTCCTCCTCGATGCTGACCAGGCACCACTCGCCCAGCACCTCGCCGTAGCCCGTCACCAGGTTCAACGCCCGCAGGTTGCGGCCGATGGAGCGCAGAGTGTTGAGCTGCTTGAGCCCGGCCTTATGGTTGGGGAAGATCGCGCCCTTGAGCGTGATCTTTTCTTCACCCAGGCCCACGGCCTGCTGCGCCACGCTGCGGCGCAGGCGCTCCTGCCCCGCCCAACGAAACGACGCCTGTCGGCGCAGCTCGTCAAACGCGGCCGTGCCGAGGTTGAAGTAATACGGCTGGGCGTTGGGTTCATGCGGCTGGATGATCAACAGGTGCGGGAACGGCGCCACAGCCTCCGGCGTCGGCGTAACCGAGGCCAACAGCCCGCCGCTGGGCAGGATGTTGGACAGCGAGGGGCTGATTTTGCCAGCCACCCGGCCGACCTCCGACGACACCTTGCTGGCCATCTGCTTGAACGTGCCAAGGCGTTCTTGCACCTGACTGACGCCCGATACAGCGCGGCTATACATCGACGTGACTTGCCCGACACGGGCTTGCGCAACGCCGATGCTGCGCACCAAGCGGCCCGCCTTGGCGCCCATCTCAGGCGGTAGAAACGGGATGCTTTCCAGTTCGGACGCAGCACCGGTAATGCTGCTGATAGCGCCGTTGAGCGGTACCAGCATGCCGTCGGCGCCTTTCCGGCCGGCTTCCCCCGCTGCAACCAGGCTGGAAAGTGACGACTCCAGCAGTTCCATGTAGGCCATAGGCCCTCCTTAAACGTGGGGTTGATCGAACAGCTGCGCCGAGGACGTGCGCGCAGCCACCTCGCGCTGCCAGGCGTCAAACAGCCCGCGCATACCGTTTGCCATTTCGTTCAGCAATTGGTTTGGGTCTTTAACATCGCCATGGACAGTGAGCGGCATAACCGGGGCGAATGTGAATGTGTTGTCCACCTTCGGCGCCGGTGGCGGTGAGGCCTTAGCAGGTGGCGGCACCTCCGGCAGCTTGGGCGCCGATGGCGCGGCCTTGGCCATCTCGCGCACCACATCACCCAGTACGGCCGGTGGCTCGGGTTGAGGCTGTGGCCGCACAAGGTCGGCGCCTGGGAACCGCACCTTGTTGGCCGTCATGGCGGGCAACAGGAACGGATCTTTCGACGCCGGGTCGCGCGGGTCATACGACACTACGGGCTTGGCCGGTACCGGGGCCGGTGCTGCTTCCCGCACCGCAGCCCCCAGTTTGGGTGTCGGCGGCTCGGGCTCGGCCTGCGGCCGTACCAGTCCAGCACCAGGGAACCGCACCTTGTTGGCGGTCAGCGCCGGCAGCAGGAACGGATCTTTCGACGCTGGGTCACGCGGGTCATACGACACCGCTGGCTCCACCGGCGCCGGGCTGGCCACCTCCCGCACCGTATCGCCCAGCTTGGGCACCGACGGCTCGGGTTGTGCCTCCGGTGCTGCAGGATCTGCCGGCGACTCAGGGCTGGCCGGTGGCCGCACCAGATCAGCACCAGGGAAACGCACCTTGTCGGCCGCGAGTGCCGGCAACACGACCGGGTCTTTCGATGCCGGGTCGCGCGGATCATACGACACTGCCGGATCAGCCTTGACCGGAGCCGTGGCGGGCTCAGGCTCGACTTCCTTGGCTGGCATCACCGTTACGCGTAACGCTTTACCCAGTGCCGGCGGCGATTCCGGCTCGGCTTGATCGTCGGCCGGCTCGTCACCAAACCATCGCTTGCCCAGCCACCCCCCAAACGACTCGCCCCCCATGCCACCAAGGACAGCGCCGACCGCGCCACCCACAGCGGTACCGATCACCGGCACCACGGAGCCAATAGCCGCCCCCGCTGCAGCACCGGCAAGGGTGCCCGCCAGGCTGCCGGCAGCGCCGCCGTAGCCCTCGGCCTTTTCGTCCTTAGTCTCAGCGTTCAGCGCGACATCGATCGCAGCCGCACCGGCATCGATGATGTTGCCTCCTGGTAGATTCTTGGCAAGACGCGAAACACCGCGCACCGAGCGCGCCACCTTGCCCAGATCATCGGCGGCGGTCAGGGCCGACAACGCTGCAGGCAGCGGCCGAACCTTAGCCACGGCAGCCTTGGCCGGCTTGGGTGCCTCAACGGCCGGTGCAGGCCGCACTGGGGCGCCCTGTCGCGCTGCGCGCCGTCGCTCCCGGCGCCGACTTCTGCGACTGCCCCTTGCAGGGCCGCTATTTGCAACGCTACTGCCGATCCCGCCTATTGCATCAGCGTTGACCACGAATACGCGCTGGGTGTCATTGGCGGCCGCGCCGGGATCATCGGCTTGGGCAGCCCCTTTCGAGCCCGCCGAAAACACCTTGCCCAGCAGCCCAAGGCCGGTGTCGACCACCTTGCTGCCGGTCTTGGGCAACTTGATCGGCGCCCGCTCGGCCTTGCCAGCGCGGCCAGCGAACCCTTCCAGGCCACGGCCCATGGCGATGTTGAACACCCCGCGACCGACACGCAGCGCACTGCGCGCACTCAGGAATGCAATTACCGCCGCCGTAATGCCGCCAATCCCCATGGCGATCGACGGGAACTGATCCGACAGCGAGGTGATGCCATGGGCGACCTTGGTCAGCCCCTGCGCCGCCATGTCGGTGGCCGGGCGGATGGCATCGCCAATGCTGCGCATTGAATCGTCCACCGCCTGGCCCAGCTCGGCCCACTGCTGCGCCGAGGTCTCGCGGCGCTCAGCCAGGTTCTTGTCGAGGATGCCCGAGGCCTTTTTGGAGTCGGCCTTAAGTTCCTCATACAGGCCCCGGTTCTGCCCGTAGGCGGTGAGCGCCGCCTTGACCTGCATGTCGGCGAAGATATCGCCGGTGCGCAGGGTCTTCTCCAGCGCTTCCAGTGCCGCCTTGGCCTTCTCCGGGTCGACTTCCTTGTCGATCTTGGCCTGGGCGTCCTTGATCTGCTTGGCCTTGGCCGGGTCGGTCTTCTCGACGTAACGCATGGCCAGGGCCATGGACGCCTCAATGACGTTCATGCCCTTCTGCAGGCCGGTATTCAGTGACGCCTGATAATCAATGCCCACATCGCTGTAAGCCTTCTTGATATCACCGGCGCCAATCTTCTCCATCCAGTTCTTGAAGTTGTTCGCCGCCTCGTCGGAACTGCCGGCGGTCTTCATCTGGACCTGCAGCATGGAGCCCAGCGAGGTCACCGCATCCAGCCCGGTGATGCCGTTCTTCTCCATGCCGGCCAGCAGTTGCGGGAACCACTTGGCCATGTCGCTGGCCTCGAAGCTGCCCGCCTGGCCTTGGTAGGCGATGGCCTCCAGTGCCTGCTGCATGACCTTGGGGTCGCTGATCTTGGCGTTTTGCTCCAACGCCTGGATCATCGACGCGGTGTCGACGCCCGAGGCGCCTTGGCCGACCGCGAACTTGGCCGCGACCGGCGCATACGACAGCGCCTTGTCCAGATCCATGCCGGCGCCGACCAGCTGGTTGACCAGGTCGGCTACGTCATTGCGTGACATACCCGTGTCTTTGGCCGTGCCGATCACCGTCCGGGTAAGCTGCTGTTCCTCGGGCTTGTTGGCGATATCAGCCTTGATCGCGATGTCACGGATGATCGCTTGATAGTTCGCGCTGATCATCGTCGGCACAGCAGCGGCGCCCGTAGCCACCACCGCCCTGCCGATATTCGACTTGAGCGATTCCTTGCCCGCCTGCAGCTGCTGGTGACCCTTGAGCTGCAGATCGGCGGCCCGCGCCTCGCGCCCAAGGCGCTGGTACTCGCGACCGAGCTTACCGACCTCGATCCCCTGCTTGCGCAACGAATCCAGGTTGCTGTCCAGCTTGCGCAGCAACTTGTCGGCGCCGGCCGCGCCGCTGTCGTGCGCGCGCTTCCATTCCTCGCGCAGCTTGATGGTTTCGCCAATGGTGCTTTTCAGCACCTTGGCCTTGTTGCCCTTGGCTTCCAGCTTCTGGATGCCGTTTTCGGCGGTCTTGAACGCGGCGCCGAGCGACGACGCGACGGCGCCGCCGATCACCAGCGATAACGCTACCTTGCCTGCCATCGGTTACCCCCTGTGCAAGCTCAATCGGTAAGCCACCAGACCATGTCGGCATAGGACATGGTCATGATTTCAGCGGCCGAGAAATGCAGCTCGGCCGCGAGACGCTTGGCAGCGTGCTTGAGCGACTGGGGATTACAGTTCGTCGTCTTGCACCAGAAAGTTGTAACCGGTGGCTACGCGGTTGTAGTCCTTGTAGGTGAGGCCTTCCAGATCCTTGACGCCGACGTCGGCCAGGGACGCGAACAGGTTCATTTCGCGCTGCGCATCGTCGCCGTCCGAGGTCTGCCCCGCACTGCGAATATCCTTCACAGTCGGCGCGCGCAGGGTGATGGTGGCCTGATCAACACCATTGAGGGTGGTGGTCTTGGACAGGCGGACGGTGACGTTTTCAGCGGTCAGGGTCAGGAACTTCGGGGCTGGCTTGCTCATGAAAGGGTGTCCTTGATTCGGAAAGGGTTGCGAGGGGAAAGGGGGTTACAGGCCGAGGTCGGCGCGCTGACTGGCCAGTTGGTCGGTGCCGTTGATGACACGCTTCATGCCGACCGGGTCAATCTCGTAGATGACCTCGCCGCCGACTTCGAGCTTGTAGTAGGTGACGGCAATGCCGTGCTTCAGCTCGGCCTTGTCGCCGGCCTTCCAGTCGCCCATGTCCAGCTCTTTCAGGGTGCCGCGCAGGGTGACGACGACCGCAAGGGTTTCGCCCTTCTGGATCTTGAACGAGCCTCGGAATACGCCGTTGAAGGCGTTGCCGTCAGCCAGGCCGAAGAACTTGAGCGAGTCCTTGCGCACGCCGGTGGTGGTGAAGTTGGCTTCCATCTTCTCCATACCCACGTCCATCTCAATCGGCATATCCATGCCGCCGGGGCGGTACTCTTCAATCTTGAGGGTGAGCTTGGGCAGGGTCAGGCTGGGCACATCGCCCTGAAAGCTTTTGCCATCCACGAACAGGTTGGTGTTGGCGAGAATTTGGGGAATGAATGCCATGTCGGGGCCTCCTTAAGCGGCAGCGTTAAGCACTTCGGTCAACCACTGGTTGGTGACCTCGACGCGGAAGTTGGGGTTTTCGGCCGGCGGCACGTCGGTGAAACGAATGTTCCAGTACACCTTGCCCTGCTCCAGCTGGCTGGCCGTGTTGAGCACCGGGTCGGCGTAGACCTCGAAGTTGATGATTGCGCCTTGGTTCTTCAGGTCGCGCATGAACGCCTGCAGGCCCTCGGTCACGTCCTTGACGTAGGTCGCGGTGATCGAGCGGTCGACGGCCCACTTGTGGCCGTACAGGATCGCGTCCATGACGATATCCATGGTCCGCACGCGGGTGACGAACGCCCATTTCGCATCGCTGGACAGGGTGCGGTTACCCCACAGGCGATAGCCGTCGTCGCGGATGATGGTCGCGATATTGGCGTTATTGAGCAGGTTGGCCCGGCAGGTGTCGTCGCCGTCCAGGAACTCGACCGAACGGGTGGTGCCGGTGATGCCGACGAACTCCTTGTTGGAAGGCGAGGCCCAGAAACCGTATTCGGTGTCAGTCCAGGCAAACAGGCCTGCCACCCAGGCCGAGCCCGGCTGATCGACGGTGGCATTGGCGGTGGTGTCCCACTGCTGCACACCCGGGTCGACCATGTACAGGCGTTTGGAGCCGAAGTTTTTGGCGTAGGTCGTCGCGGCCTCATCGGTGGTACCGGGGCCGTCGATGATGGCCACGGCGCGCAACTTGCCGGCCAGCGCGTCCATCGCGGTGGCCACCGCCTGGGTGGCACTGTGCTTGGGCGCCACGATCAGCCGCGGCTGGGCGTTGAAACGGCTCTTGCCGTCCAGCAGCGCCTGCAGGCCGGTACGTTTGCCGCTGGCCAGCACGCCACCGATGATCGAGGAGGTTTGCGCGGCCGCGTCGACCGCCTTGGCCACACCGCAGCAGACGATCACCGCCTTGGCGCGGGTGTAGATGGCCTTGCACGCCTTGGTGATCGCCGAGGTTTCACCGAACGCGGCGACCGCCTCGCGCTCGTTGGTGATCAGCACTAGGTCGTTGTACTTGGCCGTGGCGGTACCGCCCTCGGTGAAGGTGTCGACCAAGCCAATGATCGAGGAGGACGGCAGCGCAATGCTGCGCGCCCCGGTGTCGACGTTCGTTACGGTAACGCCGTGAAAGAATCCAGTCATGTGGGCTCCAGATAAGACAAGGGCCGCGCGGGGCGGCCCCGCAGAAACGAAAACGCCCCGATGGACGGGGCGCTCAAGGAAGGCGGGTTGCGGGTCAGGCGTTGCCGACACCGACCACGCTTGCGTTGATCACGGCAATGGCCTCGTCGGCAATAGCTTCGGCCTCGTCATGAGTGGCCGCCTTGAGCGCCTGCTGCTTGGCCTTGAGACGGGCCGCGCGGATGGTGTACAGCGCGCCTTTCCAGGCGGTCGCCTCGGTCAGGATGCTCTCAGCAGCTGCTTGCGGCGAAAGACCGGCAGCATCCACCCAGGCTTGGACGGCGGCAGGTACGTCACCCTCAAAACCAGCCGCCTGGAAGGCCACGGCCTCCTGCTCGGCCAGTTGGTACTCGACAACGCGCAGCGAGTTACCGACCACAGCGGCGCGGGCGTTATCGGCAGCTTCCTCAATCTGCAGGACGGCACACAGTAGCGCAGCTCCAAGGGGCAGTTGTGTGAACTCAAAGCCGTTGTAGTTGTTGCCTTGGTAGGCGATGTTCAAAGATTCTTTGCGCATGATTACCTCAGATGGGATTGGTTTAGAGCTTGGTGATATTGGTGGTCAGCCATGGAAGGGTGTTCGGGTCCTTGCCTGCCGCTACACCGTGGATCAGCGAGCCTTCAAGGGCTGCTGGAATTGTGCAGACCAGCGCGCTCAGAGAGAGACAAGGGAAAGTCGCGCCAACAATCTTCCCGGTGAAAGTGCCACGCAAAGAGAA